GAGATGAAATAGAATACGAAATTACTAATGAAGAATACGGAACTGCAAAACTTGTATATACACAAGACAAAACATTTACAAGAAGCAATGATACTCACAACAGTATATTAAGACAAGTAGCGTTTAAAGGTGCTATAGAACTTGCAACTTCTGGCAAGATTAAACTAGACGAAATAGAAGAATTTACAAATCAATTTAACAATTTATTAAAATGAACATTAAAGGAAAAATAATAGTAATTGGAGACATAAAAGAGTTTTCAAATAATTTTAGAAAAAGAGATGTTGTAGTAGAAACACTTGACCAATATCCACAAAAAATATCTATAGAGTTTGTACAAGATACAGCTCAAATGATAAACAACTATCAATTAGGAGATATAGTAGATATTGATATTAACATTAGAGGTCGAGAATGGACTAATAAAGAAGGTGCACTTAAATACTTTAATACAATTCAAGGATGGAGAATAAAGTCAGACGTACAGCAAGAAATGAAAGAAGAAATATCTAATGCTCAACATAATCCTGATAGAGAACCTGTACAAGCAGCAGATGATTTACCGTTCTAAAATGACAGCAAAACAAAGAAAAGAGACCCCAGTTTATTCTGGGGTTTTAAAATACTTCCCTGATGCTATAATGGAAGTTGCAAAAGTTTCGTATATTGGAAATGAGCAACATCACAAAGGTTCGCCTTTACATTGGGATAGAAGCAAGAGTACAGACGAGCTTGATGCTTTAACAAGACATCTTATTGAAGCAGGTAAAATAGATACAGACGGAATGAGACATAGTGCTAAAGTTGCGTGGAGAGCTTTAGCTAATTTACAAAAAGAACTTGAACTAAATAACGACAACTAAAATGCTGATAAACTTTGACCACCAGATTAACAAACTACAAGATATTAGGACTGGTAAAGTTAAAGAAGGTTTAAAATTAGGATTCCCAACTATAGACGAACATTTACGTTTTAAGTATGGGAATTTTAATATAGTATTAGGACACGCTAATTCAGGAAAGACAACGCTTACATTATTTTTTATGCTTTTATATTCAATGAAGCATAATATAAAATGGCTAGTATATTCAAGTGAAAATGAACCTTACAGTATTATAAAGAAACTAATTGAGTTTTTATCTGTCAAACCTATAAATAAAATTGGAGAAGATGAATTTAATAAACACAAGGATTTTGTATTTGAGCATTTTAAGTTTATTGATATCAATGAGCTACATACTTATAAGTCGCTTATTGACTTGGCTATTGTTATTAAAAATGCTTGGGATTATCAAGGGTTTCTAATAGACCCTTATAATTCTTTAGTTAAAGATCGTGATACACTAAAAGGCATTTCAGGACACGATTACGATTATCAAGCTACAAGCGAGTTTAGAGTATTCTGCAAAAAGCACAATGTTTCTATATGGCTTTGTACACACGCTGCTACAGAAGCATTAAGAAAGAAGCACGGAAAAGGCGAATTATATGAATCGCATCCAATACCTCCAATGGCTAGTGACGTTGAAGGAGGAGGTAAATTTGTAAATAGAGCTGACGACTTTATGGTAATACATAGATATATTCAGCACCCTACTGACTGGATGTATTCAATGATACACATAAGAAAAGTAAAAGATATTGATACAGGCGGTAGACCTACTGGTATTGACACGCCTATACGAGTAAAAAGTATAGTTAATAATGTAGGATTTCAAATAGGAGATAGTCAAGCAATAAACAGTACAATGATTGAACAAATAAAGTTACCATTTTGAAAACACCAGTAGAAATAGCATATCAGAAACACGATAAATGGATAGAGATAGTAGAAACTTTTGGTGGATTGAAACAAACAGAAGTAGAAGATTTAGTACAAACTATGTATATGTTATTAATACAAAACACACAAAAGGGAGTTAATTTTATGTACAATGAAACAGAAGTTAATTACTGGTATGTTTATAGAATCTTAAGAGGTTTGTATGTAGATTTGATTAGAAAGAAAGCAAAAGTAAAATTAACAGAACTAGAAGATATAGAGATTAGCGAAGAAGATCATACTAACTATCAAAAGGTATATGAAAAGATACAAAGCGTTTTAAAAGATATGTACTGGTACGATAGAAAAGTATATGAAATAATAGAAGAAGGAACGAACATAAGCGAACTATCAAGAAAAAGCAATATTAGTTATTACTCTCTATACAACACTTACAATAAAGTAAAAGAAAAGCTAAAGCAATATATATGAAACTAGGCGATAAATTAGAAACAATAATAAATATAATCACATTTGGTAAAGGTAAAGCTATAGCAACTTGGATAGCTAATAAACTTGGCTACGAAAATTGCGGATGTGAGAAACGTAAAAATTTTTTAAATGGAATCACAAGAGATGGAACAAAAACTAAATAAAGAAGAATACGACAAGTGGACTGAATTCAGATCAGTACAAAACAACAAGATAACCAATAAAGAACAAGAGCTTATAGCTACAATTCACGCTAAATACTTTGCTCATAAATTTTATTTACCTTGCGGTTGCAGTCCTAAAGAATGGAACAAATGGATTAAACAAATTAACGAACTGTACGAGCTTGGATATAGAAAAAATACATAAGTTTGAACAAACAGTAGTTACATTTATGAATGAGTTTCAAGGATGGCAACTTGAATGGTCAGGAGGTGGATATGACCACTATGACGCAAAAGGTAAAACACCTAAAGGACACGATTGCGTTATGGAGATGAAATTTAGAAACAAATACTATTCAGACAAACTATTAGAGAAATTTAAATACGATGCTTTAATGAGTATGGATAGTGAGATAGTAAAGCTGTATTTAGTATCTGACCCTAAAGCAACTTATTTGTTCTGGTTAAACTATTTAGAGATGCCTAAAGTAAAAGAACTTTATTGTCCTGACACGACACTATGGACTAAAAAGAAAGTATTAAAGAAAGTATATTTATTGACAGAAAATATGGCAAGTATTGTAGTTCCAGAATAATGAAAATAAAAGAAGTATATACACTTGATAAAACGGAACAATATTTAGTAGAAACAATAGCTACTTTAAGACATCAAAATAAAATAGATACTGGATGGGATGGTCATAGAGTTGTAAATAAAAAAAGCGATCTTGATTTAAACATATGTGGGTTTGGAGGAGAATTTATTTTTTGTAGGGAAAATAATTTGTTTCCAGATTTTACCATAGGCAATACAAGCAAAGTATTAAAAACAGATAATTATGATGCTGTTTGGAAAAATAAAACAATAGATATTAAAGTAAACAGAAATTATAATAATCCTTTTATGATACCTCAATATGCTAAAACAGATTGTCAACTATTTGCTTTATTTAGTTGTATATTTCCTAGATACAGGTTTGAAGGATTTTGCACAAATCAAATGATATTTAAAGAAAAAAATTTAAGACAAACAAGAGTTATGGCTTATGTTCTAGAAAAAGAAAATTTATTATCAATAAATGATTTATCATTTTAATTTTATATATTTATCAAAAATTGTTAATTATGAAACAAAGACAGTACCGAAGTAATCAAGGAAGAAGTCCTGAAAAAGTAGAACAAATATATAATGTAATAAAGATAGCATTTATAGTATTTGCTATTAGTGTTATATCTTGTATAATTATAGCTTAATGGATTTAATACAGAAACAAATCTTTGAAAGTAATTTCAATATGATTGGATACTTTCTAAAGGACGCTTACGAAAATTCTAAAGGCGAAAAGAAAAAACAAATAGGAGAGCTTATAGGTTATATTAACAAAATGTATATGTATGCCAATATGCTAGAAACAGAAAACCATATACTAAAAGCTCGTGAAGATGAAGTAAACAATGAGAAGATCAAGTGGGCGGAACGAGCAAGAGTAGCAGAAGAAGTAATATTTAAAAATGATAAAACTATTAGACCAAAAGGATTATAAGAAACAAGATGTACTAAAACAAATGTATGATGATAGTTACTATTATGGTACACTAGGTAAATTAGCATTAAGTAGTAGTTCATTAAAACTCTTATTAGACAGTCCAAAAAAGTATTCTTATGTAAGTCAATACGGAAGTCCTGAAACGCAACCATTAAGAGATGGTAGGTTAATACATATGGCGATACTAGAACCAGATAAATTTCAAGAACAAATATATGTAGATGTAGCAAGTAAGAATACAAAGACATATAAAGAAGCGTTGTCTAAATACGGAGAAGTATATACAAGAGTAGAAAGACAAAATGCTGAAAAGATAGCAGATGCAATATTCAGGAACGAACAAGCATTGAAACTAATAACTGACTGCGAGTTTGAAGTACCTGCAATAGGCGATATATACGGATTACCATTTAGAGGCAAAGCAGATGTATTAAGCAGTAAAGGTATAGTAGACCTAAAGACAACTTCAGGAGGCATAAAGAACTTTTATTTATCTGCAAAGAAATATTTATATAGTGTACAATGCTATATATATTGTCAGCTCTTTGATGTATCATATGACCAGTTTAAATTCCTAGTAGTAGATAAGGGAAGTTTAGACATAGGTATTTTTAAATGTAGCGAAGACTTTTATAAAGACGGAGAAGAGCTAACTAAAAAAGCAGTAGACATATACAAAACATTTTTTGTCGATGGTGCAGACCTAGACGATTATGTAATAACAGGAATATTATGAAAACAATAAAAAGAAATTTAGATATGAAGAAAGCTATGAAGATAGCGGCACAAGTAAACAAATTAGCAAAGCTAGATGTATTTAAAAACACTAGAAGAAGGGAGTTTGTAGAAGCACGTTCTTTATTATGTATGATATTATACAAGTACGAGAAGTTTAACTTGCACGAAATAAAAGATTTTCTAATAGCTAATGGTAAATCTTCAGACCATACTACAGTATTATACAGCATAAAAAACTATAAAGTATATAGTCACTACAATAGAAATCTTATTGACTGGCTAACGTGCATAACTACTCAAACGAAACTAGAGAATAACGAAGCGAAACGAGAGCTTATAAAACTTAAAGTAAACTACATATCTAACAAAGACGTAGACAAAGTAGCATTGTTAGTAGATAAGATGACAAAAAAAGAATTAGAAGTAACGGACTAAAATTTAATTTATTTTTCGATATATAGATATACAAATAATTAATTAATTAATATTTTATTAATTCTATGGATGGTAGAAAAAACAATGGAGGACATTCAACTAAAGGACGTGCAGGGCGTAAACCTAAAGCAGAAGAAGTACAGTTAATAGAAAAATTAACACCTTTAGAACCTTTAGCATTTGAAGCTCTTAAAGCAGGATTAGCTGAAGGCGATTTTAAATTTGTACAACTATATTATAACTATGTAGCAGGTAAG